AACTTTTAAAAGGTTTAATGATTATTTTATCATTATTATCTTTGATCCACTTTGCACATTTATTTTTTAAAAAGTCTTTAAATTCTGGAGTGAATTTTCCATCCCTTAATTTATATTTTTGAACATCTTCTTTGAAAATATTATTTGCAACCCATACAAGAAACTCACGTTGCCATTTTTTTAAACCCTCTTCATTTAAGATACAACAAATTCTTTCATCTTTTTCAACTATAGAAGGCAATTTCAATGTTCTTAACAACGTAGTTTTACCAGCTCCACTAAGTCCTCCAACTAGTGTTATATTACCTAGTGAATCTCCCCCTGTTTCATGGGTTAGTATAGGTGAATTATAATATGGTAATCCTATAGCAACACCTTCATCTAATTCATCAATCAACGTATCTATTCCATCTGCTATGTTATATGTTTTATCTTCGCCCTCAATATTAATGAATACATGATTTAATACAGCTTCATATTCATCGTAAATCTCCTCAGCAGTCATATCAACATATTCATTTAATCTATCTGCTATTGGAAATTGATTTTTAGATAAATTAATAACTACGCACCATTTATTAAGCTCTGCTATATAACCCTCTATATTCTCTTCTTTTACATATTTTTTAGCCAATTCTATTTTTTCATATCCACCGTATTCATCACATTTCTGTTTTAGTTTTAAATGCTTTTCTAAATATAAATTAACAGTTATCTCGTCTAATGTTTGTTTCTTTTCTTTAATAATAATGTCATATCCTATTTGAAAAAACACTTTCCATTCATTATGTATAAAGTTTTTAATTGATAATTTATCATAATCAAAATATAATTCAGAATTACGCCATAAGATTGCTACAATATTAGCCTCACAAACTAACCTATATTCTTTGATTTTGCTTATAGCTTCTAATTCTTTTGTGTTAGAATCTGATTTTTCTTTTTCTAGCATATATTACAGCACCTACACTTTCTATGTATTTTACATCAAATATTTAAGTCTATTTGCAATAGGTCTACTTTTAGTTTTATATTCAGCTTTATCTCCGTTTAAATTAACTTCTATCTTTTCACCTTGTACTTTTGCTTTTTCAACTTTGATTATTCTATTATAAGTATCATTTATTTTACTTTCTATGATAGCCATTAAATAATTTATCATATGTTTTTCATCTTTAAATTTATTTTTATTCGATAATGCAGACATTATATCGAACTTATTTATTTTAAATGTCATAAGAATAATATTAAATGTATAATCACCTAAAACTTGTTTGTTATTCTTATTTGCCATAAACTTTCCATCTCTTAATCCCTTTAGTCTAAGTATTAATGTTTTTGGTAATTTTATTTCCTTTTCATATTGTAGAATATCATTTTTCACATAGTCATATAATTCAACCCATTGTTCTTGTTCTTTTTTCTTATCTAACTCTTCCATTTTTTAATTACCTCCTTTATAAAACAATAGGGAAGAAATCTCCCCTATTTAATTTTGTGTATATTTTATAGAGTTCTTATGTATTTTAGTAATATTGTTAAGGTATCTGGATCAGTAAAATCCATTTCTTTAACATCTATTTTTAATTCATCTATCTTTGCTTTGATTCGTTTTTGAACATCAATATTTCCTTTGAAATCTTTAATTAAACTCTTTACGTCATCTGCTAATTTTGTTGATTGTTCAGCATCATTTAATACACCTGATACTGAATTTTCCAAACCCTTTGTAAAGTTAGCTCCTGACTTGTTACCAGTTTTATTTCTTTCATCAAAGAAAGGTTTCCAAACATCAAAAGTACAATTTTCAATTATATCTCCTACTTTTGTTACATGAGTTCTATCTTTTAATACTTCTGCAAAAAACACCCTTTCTTTAGTTTTTTTATCCGTATCAACATAAAATCTTAATCTAACGTCATAATCATATGGCAAAGACTTATGAACTTCTTCTTTGAATCCTATAGTTTTTTGGTCATCATCTTTTATTTCAGAAGCTTGTGCAGTAGAAACAACATGTTTTCCTTGTGAGGATAAAGTTATTTTAGCTTGTTGTAATTTCATAACAATATTTTTTATTCTTCCCCATTTGGCTCTAGCATCTACATTTTTACCAGCTAATTTAGCTTTTCTTTCTTCTGCCTCTGTTGCTCCAATATCTATTGCATTATAAAATTTTGTTTCTGAATCAATTAACAATGTTTCACAATCAATTTCTCCATTTATAATAGCATCTAAATTTTCTTCTAAGGTATCTAAATCATTTGTAGTGTCAACTAATACAAGATTATTATATTTTTTACCTGCAATTGTGATATTTTTTCCTTCCTCAAAAGCTAAACCTGCCTCACTATCTATTGCTGCAATCTTTGGGAAAGTTAAAGAGAACCATGATTTGCCCTCATGTGTGAATCCAGATATTAAAAATTTACCACCAATACTATTTTCTCTTGGTTTTCTAAACATATAATTCCTCCTAAATTTAATTCATTATTATTTTAATATATTTATTTTATTTGAGTTGAGAAAACTTATTCTCCCAACTCACTTTTATATTCTTATAGATCGTTTAACCATGCATCTTCGTCTTCTACTTCTTCGACTTTCTTTTTATCTGTTTCTGGTTTTTCAACTAATGCTTCATCTATTAATTTATCCATATCAATATCTTCTTCTTTTTCTTCAGGTTTCTTTTCTTCTTTAACTTTTACAACTGCACCTAATTGTTTTATAATTAATAATGGGATTACATCATCTTCAGTATATAATTTATCTTCTCTTTCTAAGGTTGGTGTTTTTATATCTGTTCCAACAAACTTAATGTGAGGAGAGGATATTATCATTTGTTCTGGTTTCTTACCTCCACCATTTGCAAAAGCTATTTTTCCTAATATTTCATCTTTATCTATGTATCCCATTTCTATTAATTCTTTTATGTCGTCTGGAATATCTTTTTCAGAAACTTCTGTTGTTTTTAAGTCACCCTTTGTAAAATAACCTTCAACAGTTAATTGAGTAACGAATTTTGGTCTTGTTTTAAATAGTTTTAAGAATTTAGTTAATTTTTCTCTTTCATCTGTTAATTTTACAAAGAATGTTTTAAGTAATGGTAAATTGCAACCTTCTTTTGTTTTTCCATTTTGTAATGTTCTAACAATTTTTTCTCCGTTATATTCTTTTGTAAAATCTAACACCATAGCATCTATAGGAATCAACATTGTTTCTTTATCAGGTTTTCCAATAGCTCCTGCATCTAATAATAATGACTGAGTAAATGAAGCTTTAAATTTATTAGGTTCTGCCTTAGATAATGCAATGCTTGTTATTTCTTTTTTTGCTTGAAGATTTTCATTGTAAATACTATATTTAATATTACCTTTTACGTTTATAACCATATCTTCTTTTATATTTTCACTTATGTATTGTATAGCATCATATACAGTAATAAATTTCTTATACACTGTTTTACCAGTCTCATCAACTTCTAAACCTACAGTTGTAAAACATCTATCTCCTACTACCTCATAATTATCTTCATCTAATCTGTCATCCCAATCTATTTCAAACATCGTTTTAAAATCATCAATTTCTTTACCTTGATCATTTTTCTTTTTTCCATGAACATAAACAACATTATGTCTATCAGAACCATAACCACTCATCATATCTGCATATATTACACCAAAAGTTCCACAATCAACACCTAAATTCATTTGATTATAAATCCAATCTGAACTTTCTTTTTTACTTTCTGTATTTAATTTAAATGTAAAATCCGAAACCTTTGCTTTACCTATTAAATTAAACTCTGCTTTACCCTTCTTTAACGGATTTAAAACTACTTCTTTTGCCATATATGTATTTTCTCCTTTTGCGTTCAGTCGCCACTTTATTTTTATTTTTATTATTTTTATTTAATATTTATTTTATTTGTTAATCTATTTATCTATCTAAATTCCAAACGAGATCGTCCTCAATACCTTCAAAGTTATTTGCATAAGTAAATCCTATAATTTTAATACCATTAAATGTTTTCAAAGTCAAATCATTATTATATGCTTTCTTGTAATATTCTAGTTTCGTGTCAAAGTTTTCAATTTGATTAATGATAATCTCTGGTTTTTCAAATCCTTGCATTTCGATTTTAATTCCAACGTAAAGACATTTTC